GGCATTGATCGTCTTAGTATTAAGGCTCTATGCGCTTTAACGTGACAATAACGTAGAGGATCGATAAGCATTGCAAAGCTTTTTCCACCACCTGCTGCTCCGCCGTATAATACGTCTTTTTCTGCAGCAGCTAAAAAATCTGTCTGTGGACCATCGTTCGGCATAAAAGCCACTTTAGATCCAGTCTCATCTAAATGTTCTTGTATCTTATCTGTCTCTAGAACTTTAGATTCTTTCTTTTTGAGATTATGTTCTGCGTTCGCTAATCTCTTTTTCAAGCTTTTAATACGATCTTTGGGTTTTGTTTTAGATCTTGTTAGCTTAGTCATATAGTATAGACCGTTATTTAGGATTTGTCAAGTAAAGAATTAGGTTTTTTGTATATTTTATCAACATACTTTTTTAATCCCATGCGTGACATTGTACGATTTGTTTCTGCTTCTAACCAGTCTACACCAACTCCAAGACTTATTTCTTGACGATGTACAGCCTTTGAAACCTCATGTAAAACATGTAATTCTTCTGGTATAGGCTTTAAATATCCTTGATAGTCTTCGTCTATTTGATAGCCAAAAGGAATTGTTGAGCTTCTTTTACGTATGTATCCTTCAGGAACTATCATTTTTTCTTTTTTCTTATAGCTGTTTTGTACGCTTCGTTCTTTTTAGTCTTAGGATCATCTTTAACGAAATGTCCTTTTTTATTCCTAGCACGTACTTTAACTTCTTCGTATCCAAGAAACTTAGTCTTAAACCAATCGGTCAAGCCTATATTCCAAAAGTTCATTGTTCTGTCAAAATTATCTTTCATATTTATTTACCTTTTATTATATTACAAAATCTTCGCCTTCGTGCCAAGAGCAACCTGTTAGTCCTCCGGCTTGTAAGGCTTTTAATGTTCTTACTATTTCTTCTACGTTACGACCAGTATCTAAAGCATTTACTGATACGTGTTGTATAACTCGATCAGGATCAACAATGAAGGTTGCTCGTAAGCAAACACCTTCTTGATAGGCAATAATACCTAAATCATCAGACAAAGACAGACCACAATCGGCTGCCAATGGATGTTTTATATTACTTATAAGCGAATTGTTTTCTTTCCAATTAAGCTTACAGAACTCATTGTCACCACTTACACCCATAACAAACACATTTTCGTCAACTAATAAATCCATTTCTACTATTTCTGTTGGACATATAAATGTAAAGTCTTTTGGATAAAAGTATATGACTGCCCAACCTTTTAAATCGTCAGACGTGCATTTAACCATTTCATTGTTTTCGTTGACTCCGTCAAGATAGAAGTCAGGAAATATATCACCTACTGTTAGCATTTTCTGTAGTTCTCCATATTAATTTAACTCCTCTTCGTTCTAGTTCTTTAATTACTTTATGTTTCTTTTTTCTAGGCGAAGATTCTTTATTTAAGTAATCTATTAATTCTTGTTTCGGCACTGCTTTCATGTAGTGACGTATTGTAGCAGTCTTGCCTGTACGTCTGTCGTAACTCTTTTCTGTTGGTCTAAACTTGGTAGGCATATTAGTTTAAGTATCTGCTTTTAAGACAAGCTCTGTCGTGTCTGTCTTGATTAAGTCTTCTGATTGTAGGATCAACTTCGTTGTACCATATAAAAGGGAATAAAGCGTGAATTGCTACACGTAGAGCCAAACAACCTAAACGAATAGAATACCACATGGCAACACTCAGATGTTCGATGTATCCTTCGTTGGTTTCTTTTAAATGTTTAAAATTAAGGTCAGGCTTTTTCATCATTGTATTTTCTTTCTAACCATTTTAAATGTAAGTGATAATAATCTTCAAAGTCTTCGTAAGGTGGTAGTCCGCTTCGGTGTCGTTCTAAACAATTCTCATCGTATAGATGTCTACACCATCTTCTGAACATTTCATAATCATCACTCTTCATTTTCTTCGTATTCTCCTTCTATAAAAGTTATTTCTTCTTTTTCTGGCATAATAAATATACCACCTGATACTTTATGATTTACATCTAATCGCTCTGCTTTTGCAATGCCTACACGATCTAATATGGTTTGCGCAGCTTGTAGTTTGTTGTTAGCTTGCGGAATTGTTTCATCAGAGTTCATGATGTCTAATAATTTAAAGGCTGCTTGTGGTGCAGACTGCGCAAGTACATCTGTTGTAAGTTCTAATACTTCATTCTTAAGAGCTTTAAGTACTTGGTAATGATTGCCTGAATACCCTGCTAACTCTGCAGCCTTCTTAGCATCACCGTTTGTAGTAACTAAATGATCTAGAAAAGACTGTTGTTTAACAGTTAATTCTTTTTTTTCATTGAGGGCCTGTTTCTCCGGTTAATTGATATCCTTTGCTATAATATTAGCGGCTGATAAAAAAGATAGAATAAATGTCGAAGTCTTTTTAGAATTTTGCTGAAATCAATTCGCCTTAGGTTGATTTTTTCTAATATACTCTTCGGCACTTTTTTCACTTGAAAAATAATATTCTTTGCCGTTGACCATTTTTTTTATTGCTTCTGATTTTGGTATGTAAACGCCGTTATTAGGGTCCTGCACCATTTCGGTTGGGTTGGGTTCTTTTGAACTCGATGACGGGAATATCAGGCGAGCCACAAGTATGACAAAAATAACTGCAATTCCAAGTAATGCTAAACGGGCCATTTCTTTATTGTAAAGATAAAGCCAAATAGATTCAACCTGCGATAATGCGATAAATTATGCTTTGGATGGGTTTTTCTTTTCTATGGACGAAAAAACAAAAAAAATAACAGGAAAGAAAAAGGCTATGGTGCCGGCAGTTCGCCAAAAGGGCACGCTGGCCCCTCCCGACCCTTTTTCAGCTTACCTCCAGGAGGTGAAAAAGTACCCAATTCTTACTGAAGAAGAGGAAAAGGAATTAGCAATCAGGCTGAAGGAAACGGGAGATGTTGATGCGGCTTATAAGCTGACAACAGCTAATTTGATGTTGGTTGTAAAAATAGCCATGACTTTTAAACGGGAATGGCAAAACCTGATGGACCTGGTTCAGGAGGGAAATGTAGGGTTGATGAAAGCGGTTAAAAATTTTGACCCTTTCCGAGGGGTTCGCCTTTCAGCATATGCCAGTTGGTGGATTAAATCTTATATCCTGAAATACATTTTGGATAACTGGAGGCTGGTTCGAGTTGGAACTACGAACGCGAGGCGGAAATTATTATTTAACCTAAAAAAGGAAAAAGAGCGCTTGGAGAGGGAGGGGTTTGATCCCTCCACCAAATTACTGGCAGAGCATTTTGGAGTTGATGAAGGTGAAATCATAGATGTAGAAGCAAGTATTGGTGCTGTTGATGTTTCAATGGATACTCCTACTCGTCCGGACAGCCCTATGACCCCAGCACAATCATTGAGTGATGGTAAGTCTCTTGAAAAAGGGGCTGAAATCGATCAATTTAGAAAAATTCTTCAGCAAAAAATAGAAGGGTTTAAATCTGATTTAAAACCTGCTGAAATTGAAATTTTGGAAAAAAGGATCCTTTCCGAATCTCCACAATCGTTACAGGAAATCGGCGATCAGAGGGGGGTAACTAGAGAGGCTATACGCCAATCAGAACAACGATTGTTAAAAAAATTCAGGATTTATATTGAGGAAGAAATGCCGGAAGCTGCGGACTATTTTAAAAACTGAGGAGAAGAAACATGGAAAGCCGGACAGAAACTGACAGCATGGGGGACATTGAGGTTCCTGCAAATCTGTATTATGGTGCACAAACTGCACGGTCACTGATCCATTTTAACATCGGCGAAGAAACTATGCCTCGTGAACTCATTCGTGGTATGGGTATTCTTAAAAAAGCTTCAGCTTTGGTCAATGCTGAGTTGGGCTTGTTGCCTAGTAACGTAAAAGATTTGATTGTTAAAGCTGCTGATGAAGTCATTGAAGGTAAACTTGATGATCATTTTCCTTTGAGGGTTTGGCAAACAGGAAGCGGAACCCAATCAAATATGAATAGCAACGAGGTCATTGCCAATCGGGGTATTGAGCTTGCCGGAGGAGTAATAGGCTCTAAAGACCCTGTTCACCCAAACGATCATGTAAATATGGGTCAGTCCTCTAATGACACCTTTCCCACGGCCATGCATATTGCGGCTGTTGAGCGTATTAATGAAGCTTTAATTCCTTCTTTGAAGACACTTGCAGAATCATTTAGAAAAAAATCTGACCAGTTTAAGGACATAATTAAAATTGGTCGTACACATTTAATGGATGCCACTCCTCTTACGCTAGGTCAGGAGTTCAGCGGCTATACTACTCAGCTGGAATATGCTATCGATCGTATCAACGGGTGTATGCCACGGATGTGCCAGATTGCTTTGGGCGGAACAGCCGTGGGCACCGGACTCAATTCGCATCGCGATTTTCCGGAAAAAGTGGCTGAGCAAATTGCAGATATAACCGGCCGCCCATTTATAACAGCTCCCAATAAATTTGAATCGCTCGCGGCACATGATGCCATTGTTGAGGCCAGTGGTGTATTAAAAACAATTGCCTGCTCGTTAATGAAAATTGCTAATGACATCCGCTGGTTGGGTTCGGGGCCTCGTTGTGGTATCGGCGAGATTACTTTGCCTGCAAATGAACCGGGCAGTTCCATTATGCCGGGTAAAGTCAATCCTACTCAATCAGAGGCAATAACCATGGTCGCTGCGCAGGTTATTGGCAATGATACTGTTATTAATATCGGTGGGTCATCGGGTCATTTTGAACTTAATGTGTTCAAACCGGTTATAATTTATAATTTATTACAATCTATCCGTCTGCTTGCAGATTCATGTCGATCTTTCAATGACCACTGTGTTGTCGGAATCGAACCGAACCAGACGCAAATAGAAAAACATCTGAATGGATCACTCATGCTTGTAACAGCGCTCAATCCTCATATTGGTTATGATAATGCTGCAAAAGTAGCCAAAAAAGCGTACCAAGAAAACATGACTTTAAAAGAATCTGCTGTTGCGTTGGGATTGTTGACGGCT